CGGGATCCATGCGGAAGGCGAACCGCGTTACAAAACCGAACGGATCCATTCGTCAAACATTGACCAGAAAGGAGCACTCAACATTGAAACGTGAAGATGTGAGCAAAATCATCCCCGGTATCACGCCGGAACAGCTGGACAGCATTATGAACCTGCACGGCGCTGACATCACGGCAAAGGCCAATGAGATCACGACCCTCAAGGCCGAAAAGACCACCCTGACCGAACAGCTGTCCACTGCAAACGGCAAACTGGAGGGCTACGACCCCGAGTGGAAGGCCAAGGCAGAACAGGCCAAGACTGACGCTGCCAGCCAGGTAGCCGCCCTCGAAAAGGGCTATGCGCTGGAACGCAAGGCCGCCGGGTTGAAGTTTTCCAGCGAGAGCGCCCGTAAGGCATTCCTTGCCGAGGCAAAGGCCCAGAATTTTGCTATGAAGGACGGCGAGATCCTGGGCTTTGATGATTATGTCAAGACCTTCAAGGCCGCAGACCCCAGCGCCATTCTGCCGGACGGCGGTATGGTACAGTTTTCTACCTCCGCACCGGGCGGCAACCGCCAGCCCGCAAACGCACATGAGGCCGCAAATGCTGCATTCCGCGCAGCGTTCGGCCAGAAAGGTTGATTATTATGGCTATTGATGCAATCGCCCGCAATAAGGCTGAGGCCCTGATCCGGGAGCAGCTGGTGAACACCATCCAGCAGGATGTGCCCAAGAGCTCCATCGTGATGCAGCTGGGTACCCGCCTTGCCAACATGACCTCCAACCAGACCAAGATCCCCGTGCTGTCCATGCTGCCTCTGGCATACTGGGTCAACGGTGACACCGGCATGAAGAAAACCAGCAAGCAGGAATGGGACAACGTCTACATGACCGCCGCAGAGCTGGCTGTCATCGTTCCTGTGCCCGAGGCCGTTCTGGCAGATTCCTCCTTTGACATCATGGGCGAGGTACAGCCCCGCGTCCGTGAGGCCATGGGCGCAAAGATCGACAACGCCATCCTGTTTGGCGGTGACCGTCCCACCGAGTGGACGACCGACGTGCTGACCCTTGCCGCAAAGAACAAGGTCACCGGCCCCATCGACTACACCAAGCTGCTGGGCAAGGATGGTCTGTTCTCCAAGGTCGAAGCTGGCGGCTTCGGCGTGGATGCCGTGGTGGGCGACCTGACCGCCAAGGCAGAGCTGCGCGGCCTGCTGGATACCAATGGCCGCCCGCTGTTCCGCTCCGATATGCAGGGTGCAACCACCTACGCGCTGGACGGTGCGCCCATGTACTTCCCCGAGAACGGCGGCTTCGATGCTTCCAAGGCCCAGCTGATCGCAGGCAACTTCAAGAAGCTGGTGTACTCCATCCGTCAGGATGTCACCGTGAAGCTGCTGGATCAGGGCGTGATTCAGGATCCCTCCACCAAGGAGATCGTCTACAATCTGGCCCAGCAGGATATGGTGGCCCTGCGCGTTGTGATGCGTATGGGCTGGGCACTGCCCAACCCCGCCACCCGCATGAACGCAGACCGCTCCAAGGTTCCGTTCGCATTCCTGACCGCTGCGGCTGTCGCAGCATAAGGAGGCCCCCATGCTTTACTGCACCTACGAACAGTATCAGACAGCGGGCAGCGGCACGCTGGACGAGGCCGCCTTTGACACGCTGTGCGCCCGGGCTTCCCGGCTC